TCGTAATCGTCAAACGTTGGTATTCCAATTGTTAGCTTCATTTTGTGCATTAATTAGTTTCTGTTGCATGTCATCTTCAATATCAATTATATCTGCTGTATTTATTATAGTGTACTTACTATAATAAGAGTAAACAGCGTGGTAATAACTACCACCAACTGAAGCTGAATTAGCTGGAAATACTACCATTAAATGTTATATTTTTTACCTTTATGGGAAAATCTCCAGACCATGTTATACCTACACGTACGCTACCTGGTACTTTACCTAAATCTATACCTGTATTATAAGTTACTACTTGCTTATAAATATCATCTTCATACTTATAAAATACTACCTGTTGCATATTATTTTTAAATGCAACTCTAAAAACATACCAATCATCATTAAAAGGTGTAGTTAGTGATGGTATATATTGTGACCCAACGTATTCAAATGAAGATAATTTTCTTACAACAAAACTACTAGGTTGTAAAGTAGATGTACCTGTTTTGAATTGTTGTAATCCTCCGCTTAAAGAAAAAAGACCCGTAGCGTCATACATTGCACCTAAAAAGAATCCACTAACTGCTGAAAGCGATGTTTTAGTTGTATCAGTAATAATACCTAAACCACCTCCAGCACCACCACCTGTAAGTGTAATGACGCTACTATCTAGTAAAAATACACCAAAACCATCGTAAGTTGATACGTTAAACTCTAAACCTAAAAAATTATTATTTTGAAGAAGTATTTTATCATTTGTTTGTAATAATAGATTACCAAATGAGATTTCTCCCGTAGGATCTTGTATCAAGAACGAGACAGTTATATCGTTATCTGTCTTGAATGCTTGTTTATAGAGTATATTACTACAAAAACCTAATGACATGTAATTATTTAGTAAGTGTTATCAATTAATAAAGAACCCAGATTTATCTAAGGTACCTTTAAATTTAACTTGTTGTGTTTTAAATCTTGGAATTACTAATGTAAAATCAATGATATATTGAGAGTCATCAAATAAAGGGGTTACATTTATATTCTTAACACTTACCCTAGGTTCGAACCTTGTAATTGCATTTAATATAGTTTCACCGACAAGTCTTGCACGCTGTTCTGTTACAGGTAAGAATAAAAGATCACCAAAATTGCAGCCAAAAAGTGGATTTAATATTTTCTCACCGGGTGATGTAGTAAGAATACTAGTTATTGCATTTTTGATTGCACCTTCATTATTATCAACACGTATATCAGTAATTTGAAGCGTTTTAGCTGATTGATCACTAAATGTTCTATCTAATTGTAAGTCCATTCTAATATCAGTGTATACAGCAGTATTAGTTCTGTTTGCATCTGTATTTTGTAAAAAATCTAGCACAATCTTTGCCATTTAAATATTTACATAGAGAGAAAAATATCAAAGTTAATAAATAATAATATGCAGAAAAAGTTTCTTACTCTCATAGAAAATGCCATCGTACGTAATACCAATGGAGGCTTACTTGTTGGTGATGTTGTAAAGTTAGTTGATAGCTTTAAAACTAAAGAAGAATTTAAAGAATTACCCGATAACGTAAAAGAGAAAATATTAGACTTGTCTAAGAGTGATCTTAACTTGTTTATAACAGCAATTAAGACAGAATACCCTTCTAATTATACCGCAAGTGAATTAAACAGAGGCGGTTGCTTTTATGTTGAGATAGCACCAGAGTTAGCTCCAGGCTTACTAGATAGACAGAATAAAATAACTGTTTGTTCTACATTAGTAGTTCCAGATAATCAATACCCTAATTTACCAAGAATTCCAAATTCATTAAGAAGAAAAGAAAGAATCAATATGAAACCTGTACCAGTTGATGCTTATGAAGAGAATGAAGAAACCATAAACTCACCGCATAATCAAACTTGCAAAACTCAGCAAGGTGATAAATTAAAGTGGACTGAAAAAGAGCTACCTACAAAGAATACCGTTATACCTTCTCACTCAGCAAAAGACCCTGTTATCAAACCAATCAGTGAGTCTTATATCAACAAGTATATGAGTGGTTTCTAAGCTTTTTCTATTTGACAGAAACAAGCAAACGCATTTACTTCTTTATCAATTACAAAAGCATCCCTATATAGGTATTCACTAACTGTTAACACGACCTGACGTTTAAAATCGTCAGGTTTTTCACTGTTATATATAAAATTTAGATACGACTTAAGCAGATTACTATAATCACCTTGAAATAGAGATTCATTTTCTATTAAATGCTTTCTTAAATCTAATACTTTCTTAGTAGTTAAGAGCTCATCTATCTTCTGTATAAGTGCATTATTTAACTTAATATCAGGAATTGAAAGAGTACCTGTTATTGAATATTTTTGTATACTATTAATAGCCTTTCTTAGATCAGGGTAACTATCTTTTATAACCTGGATAAGATACGGTTTTTGTTCTTGTGTTACCTTTATCTTTTCATTTACTAGTATAGATAACAGCTTTTTACCAATTTCATTTATAGGAGGCGTTAAATCAAAGTATTGAGTTCTACTTTGTATTGCAGTTATATTTTTATGCTTATAATTAGCTGTTAATATAAATCTTGTATAAGATGCATGCTCTTCAATTGCATTACGAAGACATTTTTGACCTTCAAGAGTTATACCGTCAGCTTCATCCAATATAATAACTTTTATTCCACCATCTATAGATCGTATCTGTGCAAAGTTTGTTACTTTATTTCTAATAGTATCGATACCATTTTCATCTGATGCGTTTATATAAAGATATTGGCATTTTAATATATCTTGTACGATTATTTTAGCAAGAGTAGTTTTACCAATACCTGGTGGACCAACAAACATGAGGTGAGGTATATCATCTTTAATAGAGGAGAAATATTTTCTATTCTCTTCAGTAAGAACCATATCGTCTAATGTTTTAGGTCTATATTTTTCTACCCACAATTTTTCAAAATTTTCAATCATAATATTTTATTATCTAAGATAAACTCTCCTACACAACCTACTATATAATCTACACGTTCCTTATCATCTTTTGGAAAATCAGATGAATCAAGAGACAAAGTACTATCATTAATCCAAATAGTCATATCACTATTTGGATGTATATTAACGTAAAATGAATAGTCTGCCCAATTTTTATTAAGTATGTCCCTAATAATCCAGGAATCACACATATCACTTATTTGACTACTCGTTAAAATCTCTACGTTATTACCCTTTAACATCAGACGATCCAAAGCCTTTTTCACCTCGAGTGGTCTCGGTTACCTCAGTTGTCCATTCTGTATTTGCTTGTATTAATGGATAGATTACAAATTGAGCAATCTTATCACCTACTTTAATTACTTGATCTTCAGTACCAAAATTGTATAGCTTTATACCACAATCCCCTCTATATGGATTATCTATAATTCCTGCATGCGGGAAGATATGTCTTTTAAAACCTATTCCAGACCGACCTTCTACCTTAAACCAGAAGCCAGGAGTTATATAACCAACCTTAATACCTACAGGTACTACAGCCCAACCTTTTGTTGGTATTACCATATCTTCAACTGCTGTAACATCATAACCAGAGTCACCTGTAAAAGGTTCTTTATGATTGGGAGCAGGCAGAACAGCTTTTTCATGCGTTTTTATAAATTTTATTGTTACGGGAAACATATATAGGTCATTATATACCAAAGAACTTGAATTCAAGGGCATTTTATATAAGTATTATTGATGGATGACAATACGGAAGTAAGTGATGTAGTTTCGCAACTTGTAGAGCAGTTGAAAACTACTGCTTACATAATTGACAAGAAGCAAAAAGATAATGCTAAAGAAAAATTTTCCACGGATGATATCGAATCTCTGATTATAGATGCAAGTGTAAAATTAATAAGAGGTTCCGTAGATACAGTAGATGATCTTAAACAGCTTGTACTTACAGCTCCAAATGCTGAAGATGTTGAAGCCTTATCTAAACTAGTAGCAGCTTCTGCAGCAGCAATAGAAAGTCTTAATAAAGTATATAATACAAATCGTAAGGTTGAAGCTGCCAGAATGCTAAAGCAAATGGATATAGATAATAAACAAAAATTACAGCAGGTAGAGATTCAAGGTAAACTGATGATGAATCGTGAAGATCTTATTAAACAAATGTTAAACGATGCTAAAACAATTGATGCAATCGTAACAACAGTTAATCAAGAGTCTGTTTAATTGTCTTCTTAACAATATCTAAATCATTCTTTAGCATATCTACGTTTTTAGATATACCTTCCATATTTGTAATAGTATACTTATAGAATATAGATTTTCTTTCAGGATCTAAATCTTTAGGATTAATCTGTTTGAAAAATGATATAAATTCGTATAAATTTCCTAACACTAGCTGTAATTTATCTAGTATATCTAATTGATGATAATTTATTCTATCGAAATATAATATATCTGTAACAAGATTATTACCGTGGGGTGTTTTAGCTGTATTTTTCGTATTTTGTGTGATACCTGTTAATGAGTACCTTAACAAAGAATCTGTAGAATATGAAGCACTTTTTAGTATAGTTAACTCAGCTTTAGATATTTTGTTTATTAAGGTGGGTGGTATGCTATTTAAAATAAAATAGTCATTTTGATATATATCATAGTACGGTGATGTATTATTGTCAAGCACACATGTAGTGTCACCAATAATACCAACATCATCTGAAAAATCGACAAATAACTTATTATCTGTAATAAGAGAAGAAACTATTGTTTTGTATTGATCTGATAAAGATTGATACTTCTCAATAAAAAATAACTTAAACGTATCATCAAGCGCTTTAGTACCTGCTGCTGTGCCGGTTTTGTCATATTGTGGTACTTTGAAGTTAGTAGAGTTTAATAAATTATATATATTACCGTACTCTGTAAGTACATTAGTAGATGTTTTAGCATGTTCAAAATCAATGCTAAGTTTAAGCTCTGCAATATAGTTACTAAATGCACTTAAAATTGTAGTGGTGTTATTGTAGTACTGTATAGATGTGTTTTGAATAACATCTATATAATCCGGTAAAAGTGTAGTTTTATAACTCATATAGTATTTTCATTTATCTTAGGATCTGTAAAGTGATATGTCTTTACTGCGGTTATTTTATCATAAAAAGAATTATCTTTAAATGTATGTTTTACATCTAAAATATAATATATACCAAGAAATTTATTATCAAAATCATTATCAATATATGAACCTCTTCTATCAATAGAAAAGAATTTACCGCCTCCTCTTACTAAATTACCTTTTACTATTATTTCAACACCCATATTAGCAACAAGAGCACCATACAGGGCTTTATTTCTACCCTGGCTTAACAATACCAAAGGGTCATGATACGTTGTAAAGACATTATCAAATGTTTGGTTTGTTTTCTTTAACTGGTTATTTATGAAACTAGGATATGGTTTTTGAAATTTACCTTTAAGTGTGTTTACGTAGTTTGATGTAAAGTCTCTTTTTACTTCTTCAATATTACCATCTACACAATTTAATATAAAAGATTTATTTTTAAAGTTGTACGCATGTACAATCTTAGTTTTTACTTTTTCAGTGTATATATCTGCAGGTACATTAAAAAAGTTAACTTCAAGTACATCACTCATATCACCCATTTCTAACGTCAAATTAGGCTTTTTAATATCGTTTATTGAAATTTTATCACTATCTTGTGCACCTGTTATATTAAAGTTTTCAATAAATTCAGCACCACCGGCGTCTAACTCTCCACGCTTAATGTAAGCATATTTAAATATATCAGCAGTACTTCTTAGTACAAACTCACCAGTAAAGCTATTCTTTTTAAATAAAGAAAAATCATTACTACTATCACTCGATGTATGCATACTTAAAAGATACTCAATATTATCCATTGCAGACATATCTGAAGGTGATGAAAAGAATACTTTATAAGAACCTTGTTCAAAATTAGGTGTTGTACCATCTGGCAAGGTTGCAAATAAACTGTCTTCTTCTAATGCCTTAGTTAGTACTGCTTTTATACAATCACCTGTATATGCTTCTCTAAGATTATCACTTGATTGTGCTGTATTTACGTTTTTAACTAAATCAGATGTTGTAAAAAATGTTTTACGTTCTTTTAAAATTTGATAGTCTAAGTCCACTATGTCATACTTTTTAAGTTTACCGCTATCCGAAGGTAAATTTGTTTCATTAGATAATACAAAGTAATAGTTTAACCCATATAATTCATTATATTTAGCATTGGGAGCATTTAACTGATCTTCACCATCTAATAATGGTAGTATTGTTAAATGTAAGATATCTCTACCATCCCCTCTTACTTTAAAACCACTATTACTTGTGGTGGTTTTATTTTCATTATTATCTGTATCATCTGATTTATATCTTTCTATACCATCATCGGTATTATCTATAATACAATAACCGTCTAGATAAAAATTAAAAATGTTATCATTTAAAAGTAACTCTTTAATAGCTGTTTTAGTGAGAGTGACTGCAGAATCAGCATTAAACAAAATAGCTCTAAATATATAATATTTGTTACCTATTATATACTTGAATTGATCTAATGTGGAAGTATTTCCTATTGAGTATCTCATTGTAGCTGTAATTTAATACTATCTAAAATAGGTTTAATATATTCTCTTTTTATTATTTTAATAGTCTTGCCTACCAATTTAGGATCTTGCGGGAATTTTATATCGTTAATTATGCAGATTAACCACCATAATTGAGTTGTTCCGTAAGCTTGATAACTTAGTGTAGTGAATGGTATATTCTTTTGTATATTATATGTGAAGAAATATTCATTATCAATATCTTGTGGTAAAGATATTTTTTTTATAATATTGTAGTAGTAAAAGTCTTTTTCACCTGTTTGATATAATTTAAATATATTTTCATATTGATACAGTTCCAATTCTTTTAATTCTTTTATATTATTTTGATAGTCACCGTTCATATAAGTATTTAATTATTGTGATTGTTTTGTTACAGTAACTGGTTTTGGTCTTAATCCAGCGAATAAGAAATTTCTAGTTTCTTCATTTAATCCTGTAATTGTCATACTTAGCTGATATGCATCTGGTACTATTGTAGTAATTCTGTTTATTTTTTCCCCATCCTTACTTATTACATCAGGTATGTCTATACCCATTAATCTTCTATTACCTATGAAATCTATAGTTAGACTTGAGATATAAGCATATGGTAGTGAAACTACACCAGGTATATCTATACCGTATATTACTGGTAAGTCTATAATATTTTTGTCATACCTACCGGGTCTATTTTGATAAATTAATGCAAATAATAGTTGCCAATTATTTGATATATCATTATATGTACCAGTATTAAGAAGAGGTATTTTAATGGTAATAGATCTACCGCTTTCACCAAATTTAAATTGTTGTGATTTTTCAATATAAGTACCCGGTTTGAGTAAACCTGCAATATTTTTTGATATTTCACCAACGTCTGTGACTAACCCTATTACAGATTCTAACATACCCCCACTACTTTCAGTAGAATAAGCTGCTGTTGCATTAAAATAATTGTTATCAAAATATGGAAAAACATACTTAAATCCAGTATCTTCTGTAATATATAAGCCTGCATAAGGTTCTAATGCTGGGTTATTAAAAGTACCTAAAGAGGATTTAATTTTATCAAAGCCGTTATTAAGTGATTCATAAGCTTTTTTACCAATTTCTGAATCTTTAAATGCTTGTACAGCTTTATCTAACAGACCACCTGTAGCAACACCGCCTAATTCTGTGAGTGTTTTTGCAATAGTTGCACCACCGTCTAATGTTGCAAAAACACTATAAGCAGTATTAGCTATAGAATTATTTACAAGTATTCTTTTTTCATACATATATACTTGAGGTACGTCTAGTCTAGAATTTTTTGGGCTTTTAGTCCATTGAAAGTCTTTTATTACATCAATATAGTCTTGAGATGCGGCATCAGCTCCGTAGTTTTTAAAACGTAGCTGGGATACATCTGCACCATTTACTTGTGTTGATGTTATAGGTGCAGAATTACCTCTTGTTAAAATAGGTAAAGCGCCATTTCCTTGTGCTGGTAGTGTTAATGTCCAAAGATTCATATTATATGTAAGCTCGTTGTAGGTCTCTTATAGAAGATTGCTGAAAAATATTAGTAACTGTATTTTTGCTAGATACCATAGTGTTATTATTGTTTTGTGTATTAGAAATCTTAGACATTAATTCAGCTAATATTTTTTTGCTTTCGTTTAAAATTTCTACTTGTTGTATCAATAATTTATTAGAATTTTCTACTACTTCTTTTAGTTTAATAGTCTCTCTTACTTGTGTATCATCGTCTGTTGATACATTTTCATAGTTAGATGTCTGTACTGTGTTATCAACATCTTTTAATGTATCATTATTATTTAAAATGTCTGCTAAAGGATTATCATCAGGATCTACAGCTGTCGGGGTATTAATATCTGCTAATGGATTTTCATTATCTTTCTTTTCTGCTTCCATTTTTTGTTGATCAGCTAATTTTTCTGCTTCTATTTTTTGTTCATTAGCTAATTTTTCTGCAGCTTCACTTTGTGCTACTTCTGCCTCTATTCCAGGTATATCCAAACCCATTATAGATGCAAGTCTACCTTTAACACTAACACCAAAGATGCTAAAATCAGGTATCATATTCCATAAACCAAGTATTAACTTATTTTTTATTTTTTTGAAAAATTCACCAAGCATTACACTCTTTGGTTTTGCTTTACCTCCTGCAACATCAGATCCACCTGCCTTGTAGTCAAGAAATGCATTTAATACACTTAAACCTATACTTATAGGAGTACCATAAAGAGGTACCATAGTAGCTATACCTGATGCTACATCTATTAATCCACCTAGAATATCACCTTTTTGGAATCTTGTATATGCGGAGTACCAGTCTAATAAACTACCTATACCTGGTATTCTTTTGAGTAATGGTGTTATTAATTTTGCAGCACTGCTAAGAATTTTTGTAAATAAACCTTTACCTAAACCTTTAGATATACCTATAAATGGTTTCAATAAACCTGACGTCAGTTTTACAAAACCTTCTTTTATTGGTCCGAATATTTTACTAAAGAAATTTATAGGTATTATTGATTTAAGTTTAGAACCTATAAACTTCATACCGCTAAATACCTTTGAAGCGACAGATTTCAAAGAATTTTTAAGACTTACAAATATTCTTCCTATTGCTTCTGTCGGTATCAAGTCCTTTATAAACTTAAATATACCTGATAATTTTTTAAGCAACATAGACTTTAACCATTTTATACCGCCTAAAATACCACCCTTACCTAGTAATGTTAGTAAACCTTTTAATGGACCATCGTTTAGAATACCCATAATAAATGCAGCTAAACCACCTAGTATTAAAAGTGCGGGTCCAATTAAGCTCTTAATAAACTTCATAAACCCGCTTTCCTCTTTAACTGCCTCTTCTTTTCTAAGAGGTTTCGCAGTTGGTACTAGGAATTTTAACTTATTAAGTGCTTTAGTACTAAAATCTTGTATCAGTACCGGTATAGATTCCTTTACAACTCTTTCTTGCTCAGGTTTTTGTTTTATACTGTTAGCTAATAAACTATTAGTATTTTTCGTTCCTGTCTTTTCTTGATCAGGCTTTTCCTTTATACTATTAGTTAATATACTGTTAGTATTTTTCGTTCCTGTCTTTTTAGACGCAGTTACTTCCTCTGATAGTTTACCAGTTGTTTGCGTTATCAATAATAATACATCAGCTAGTGTATGAGCTGCCATGTAATTATTTAATGTTAGATTATATTACAAATAGGTCTGGTGTAATGTCTATAAACTGCTCAGAATTAGTTACCTTAGTAAGCTCTTTTTCAAACTCCCTTATAGTAGTGATATATTTGATAATATCTGTAAATTCTGATGAATCTATAGCTTCTAATAATCCAAAACCTTCAGATACTGATGTAGATGATATTGTTATCTCTGTATCTGAAGATATAACTTTTATATTTTCGATAAATTTTAAGATCTCACCAACATATAGGTCACTTATAAATCCTTTCATTTTTTCATCACTAGTTTTGTGTTTCTTAATAATGAATTGATTTATTTTATTATCAGATTCTAAGGTTGGTACTTTTAATGAAAATACGAAGTCAGAACTAGTAACTGTATGTGTAAGTTTAGGGCACTTTAATTCTTTATTTTTAATAATAACACTGTTTAGACTATAAGTTTTTTCATCTATTGTTAGATTATCTTGTATCTGTTGTCTTAAAGTAAGTGCTAAATTTACTCTATCAATTGTTGTTATGTCTTGTGTTTCTGTAATATTTTGTGTAACAATTTTATATAGATTAGTATTAAAGTTTAATAAAGATATTGCACCGTCAACAGTTGATTCAATTATAGCTTTTTGCTGATTTAAACTTAATGGTAATAACTCTACAGATTTATACGATGTAGGTAAGTACGCACTAATTGGTTTCTTAATTTTCTTAACTTCACTTAGAATGCTATTAAATTTCTCGCTCATATACTAATTTATGTAATTATTAATGAAAATCAATCATGTCGTTGTTTTTCTTGCGCTTTAGTTTCCTGTATATATTTATCTAGTAGTACTATGCACTCAGGATAAGGTGTTGTTTCAAAATCATATCCATTAAAATTTAAATGTCTCCTTAAATCGTACTCCATACTTAATATATTTTGAAGATGTTGATCAAATATATGTTTTAAAAAGAATATAAATGTACCATCAAATAGTTGTATCATATACTCTTTATCTAATTTTATTGTAAATGAAAAGTTTGAATATGATGAAATTATATTTTTATAGATTTCTGTTACAGGTATGGGTGGTAGGTGAGATAACAACTCTTCTCTCTCATTATCATTTAGTGATTGTAAATCTATGTTATAATTATCATTTATAATCGCAGATGTAATACAGCTTTGTATAAAAGAAACTTGCGTTGTTTTTGTATTTGCAAAAGAGTTTGGTAAATGTACTGTATATACAACATTTTCAGCATCTAACGTTTTTGGTTCTACTTTTTTATTTATTTTATCTAAAATAAAATCAGTTGTAAGAGTTGTACTATGATTATTAGATGTAAGTGTAATTTGTTTACCTAAAGTTATTTCACGTATGAAAATTACTAATACTATTTTTTCTAAAATATTTGGTGTAAAGTCTATATCCGTAGTCTGTTGTATTATTTTATCAAATAGGTTTACAAGCTCTGATAAACTATCATGTGAGTATAAACTTTTGCAAAATTGTTTATACTCTAAAAATGTTAACTCTCTAATTCTTATATCCTTATCTCTAGTATTTAGTCTTACTAGTGTATGTGTTGTTAAATTCATTATTTCTGGAAAGGTGATATACGTGGAACGATACCCTTAATACCTCTATTTGATATAGCATCAATTATATCTGGTAATGGTAAATATAATGTATCTTTTAATCCATATCTACTGTACGTAAAAGTAACATTGTAAATATCCATACCTTCATTTTCATATTTTAAGTTTCTAGTTGCAAGATTCAACGGTACACAGTCATAAAAGCTCCAAACTTTTCTTGGTATCATTGATAAATTTTGGTAAGACTTAGAGTATTGAATTATGGTTATGTTGCACTTAGGGTTTTTTCTTATTTCTTCTTTATCATTAGGATCTCTTGCAACATAACCATAATGTGAAGCCATTATTAACCATGGTCTTATAACTAAATCAGTAAAAGATGTGTTTGTTTCCATGAACTGAAGAGTTAATTGCTGATCAGTAAAAGATGATCTATTAGTTAGAACACTACCAGGTATAAATCCTCTATTATTATCAATAGTTGCTGTTTCTATACCTAAATTTTCTGAAGGTATATCAGCGCCCTGTAAGAATATACAACCTACTACACCTTGCAACGGTGTAGATGTTAATATTTTTTTAGCTCTATCGATATCAAAGTTCTTTTTATCACCATCTACGAACTCTAAACTTCTCATCATTGATGTGTTAAGTCCAGGGGGAAAGGTATCAAAAATAGCTATAAATTGTGTTCTTAAAGGTATTGTACCTACCCAAGACTGCAGTGTCGTTAAAAAGTAATCTCTAAAGCTAATTAAAGGTATACCAGGTATGTTCATACCAAAAAGTTGAACATTGGGCTGTGCTAGTGTACCACCAGCAAATTGAGACGCACCTCTTACAAAATTACCTGCAGCATTTAAGATACCGGACATACTAATATTTAATTACAAACCTGCTTTTATGAGTTTTGTATAATATTTTGGATTTTCTGATAAATGATCTAAAGCAATTTTAGTTGCTACGTTTTCATCAGTTGTATGTTCTTTTTCAACCTCAATACCCTTCTGTAGCTCATGTTTGTCTACATTATACTTTTTTACAAGCTCCTCTATATTATAATATGTTTTAAATTTCATATAGATATTAAAAAGCCTTGCAAATTTTGCAAGGCTTTTTTGTTAAAAGGTATATTAACCTGTCTTACGCCAATAATGGTAAGCTACATTAACATTAAAGTTTTGTATTTCACCTGTTGCAGTCATATCATAATCTAAAGCTGCAACTTCTCTAATACTAACACCTACGAGTTGATACTGTGATATTTTATTAAGTTGTTTATCTAATTGTACCAAGTCAATTACTGCTGATTGTTTAGGTGTAAAGTAATTACCTGTTGAATTAGCATCATTAAAAGTATCATTAACAACACTTAAAAATTTTTCTCTCAGCTTTTGTGCAGCATCGCAATAAAAGTTCATTGAATACGATTCGCTACCAGGGTATTGAACCACACCAGGTATGTTAAAGTTTAATCCCATGTATGGTGCCTGGAAATTTGTTATAGATTTTGCAGGCAGTGAGGCTGTTCTGCAATAAACTAAATCACCTTCACCGATTACCGTACTGCTACCATCACCAAAGTTAATATTTAATACTCTAAAAAGGTTATTTCTTGAGAAGTCCTTAACCTGGGCTTGCGTGTAAAAGTCGGATATAGTTTGTTTTACGTCTGCCATATGTAATATTATTTATTCAACCAAACAATAATTGACTATTATTTGAGCTGATTTTGCTGTCTAAAAGAATACTTTTTATTGTTATATCACCTGCGGAGTACCATGTTCCACCAATCTTAAAACCTAAAGATGTTTGTTCTTCTAAAATACCAGACTTTTCTTCTGTACTGAATTTTGTAACAAAGTATATTGTTTGCCCTGTAGATATGCTCATATTAATATTTATTTGCGATCATACCCTTACCTACTACTTTTACTATAGTGTTGGTATAGTACTGATAAAATAACCAATAAAAAAGAGCGTTATTGC